AACGACGCTGTTATTTCCAAATCGTATGAATATATTTTAGGGAGATTTACGATATTGTCATCCCAAATAAAATTCTTGTACGGCAAGTAATTACAAAAGCTTCGATGGATAGCAGAGGACGGACGGTCGTTGATTAGTATTTGAAAATTATTATTGCCTGAATTTGTTATACGGTGTTTCCAAGCTTCGGTTCCATCTAAAATTCGTGTTTCAATTCTCTGCACATACTTCCCTCTCCCCAAGTCCACTTCGTCACAAACCCACTGCTGACCGTCCGCGTCGGTGTAGTTACCGTCCTTGCTAACCGGTACACCGGGGAGGCCGTTAGGAGTTTGGAGGGTGAGGGTCTGGGGTTCGCGGTAGGGTTCGTAGGTCTTTATATCTCCAACAGCAAGCATATATTCCAGCCCAGACGCCGATGAGAGTAAATCATAAAAACCTTTAACAGGCTTACTTCCTATAGAACTGCAAACCCTGGTTTGTCCTTTATCAATACCAAACCAGACATTCGAATCATCGGTTCCGATAAATTTAATATTGCCACCATTTGATGCTTTTCCATTCGTCATAAGAGTAACTACCGTGTTTGCTTCCAACGGAAATTCGCAAAAAACATTGTAATTGTTAGGTTTTAACAGATTACTGCCAGCTACCTCAATCTCAATACTCCCGCCCTCTCCAGCACTCACTATCTCCTGCGGATACTCCGGGCTGGGGGACGGTTTGCCGCCGGTGTAGGGTTCGTGGGGTTTCTCTTCTGCTCCTTTGTTAAGCATATACCAATAATCATTAAAATTAATAATATTATTGGAATTCGCATCATTTCTATATGCGATAGTCACGTATCCATTTATGCTCGGAAAAGTTCTGCTTTGCCCTTTATATACCCCATTAGTAGCAGTAGTATTTTCGGGAGAAATTTCTTGTACATTACCGCTTATCAGCATAATATATGCACTTGAATCTGTAGAACTTTTTGGTATATTGGATGATAATGTAAAAGTCCCTTCTCCAACTGGGAGATTTATATATTCAAATGCTCTAAAATTATTTTGCTTTACTTTAGATTCGTCTAGTAACTGCGCCCCAGTCGTTTTCACCTGCGTACTCTTCCCAAACACCCTCAGCCCCAGGAACGGACGGCCTTCTGTGGCATCATTGATGATGATTGTGGTACCGGAAGCAACTGCCTCAATCAGCTTAGGGCCTCGGCGCATACGGTACAATCGGCCTGAATCTAAGCCAATATATCCCATTCCCGTAATCATGTCTTGCTTCAATTCATTCATACTCACCACTTAACCCTCTGAATCTCAACACTGTTTTCCTCTGCTATTGCTGAATACACATATAGCGTATCAAAAGCCATCCCCTTCCCTATAGCCAGGACATTAACTGTGATAAGCTGTGCCACATTTGAAGGTATTCTGATCGTCCCCCTAACACCTGGAGCTACATCAGAAGATGCGGAAACATATATATCATTTTCCCCAAAATTCTTTATCAGTACCTCTTTTGTAATCCCTCCCAAAGGAACTGAAACTTTATTCTTTTCCAACGTAGATATCGTTCTTACATCAAAAATCATTTTCTTCCTCCATTAGCCTGTTCGGCTAATATCTGTTTCAATCTGTCCGCTATTTCCGAAGCGGATAAACCACTTTTCGTTTCAAGGCTCACCGTTATATCTGGAGACAGTATCCTGGATGCCTGTCCCACATTATCAGCAGCAGGCCGGAGGATCTCCAGCACTTCGCTGTCCCCGCACCGGGAGTATGTAATACGTTCATATCCATATGGAATATTGTCCTTCTCTTCGCTCATGATGCTATCCTCCATTTTGGTAATTTTGTCTTACAGTAATACCGTAGGGCGTCCGGCCCATGGTCCTGCTGTTTCACCGGCTTTTCCTCTCCGCGTTCTGCCGCCTTATCATCCCACACATAAGACTGCATTTCCCCAGTCAGCCCCCTGCATTTGCGGTTGATCCTGATGCTACGCTTAGCCAAAAGAGTGGATACAATGCGGATTCCATCTATTACCTCGTTATCTGCCGGCTTCACATAATAGCCACGCCCCTGCAGCTCGGCTATAAAAGACGCGGCAGAGGGATCCACAATGATCTCGCACTGTTCCTCTGGCCTGTTCCCCATGAACTCTGCCATATCATCTGCATACTGGGAATCTGTTCTCTGTGGGTTAGGGCTGCGCCTGGCCTCTTCTGATCGGCTGTCCCAACGATATTCCCGATCAACCCACAATGTCTGTCCATCGTCCCAGATATCCAAAAATACACAGGGGTTCGTGGTGCCATAGTCCACTGCAATACCCCGAACCGCTGTGCTTTTCAGCGCCACCGGGCGTTGATCGTCCGTGTACAGATTATCATCTGTAAACATGGTATAAATCAGGCCCTCAGCGGCTTTCCATAGCCCCTTGATATACCGCAGGTAGAAAACGCCGACATACATACTGCGGTATCTGGCCTTAGTCTTCTCAGACAAAGACAGGTTATCATCCATTGTAAAATGCAGATAAAGAAGCTTTTTATCTCTGCGCTTGTCAATCCAATTTACTTTGAACCAGTGCACAGGGCCCGCTGGATTGCAGTTAAACCACATCTTAGAGCCTTCCACCGAAAGACGTCCTGTTGCCTGGTTCACAAATGATTCCGGCATCAATGCCACCTCATCAAAGAAGGCACCTGCTGCCGTAATACCTTGAACCAGATCCTGGGATCCTTCATCTTTTCCACCGAATATGAAAAAATAATTTGTCTTACCTTTCCTGGTAACTTCCAGCATGTTGGGAAGATCTCCAGAGATATGGTAAATCCACTTATATCCCCGACTGGTAAGCATAAGCTTCAGATTCTGCAATACATTACGCTTAAAAGAGCTGATGGTCTTTCCGGCCATGATGAAGTTTTCTCCGTCAAACCGTTCCATAGCCCACATTACATAAGACAATGACATGCTTACAGTCTTTCCGGATCGGATAGCTCCGTCTGCTATAATCCCTTCCGCGTCCTTTACCGGACTTGAATCAGCCCACCAGGTAAATACCTGGCGCTGCTTACGGGAGAATTTCTGAAATTTAAATATCGGTCGTTTCCTCTTCATCGTCTGCGTTCTCCGCTTCTTCTGTAAAATCAGGCCAGTCTTCATCGGCAGCATCATTAAATGCCTGAAGGAATCCATCGTCTTCCGGTTCTTCCTCAACATCCTGTCCAGTCTTTGCCTTGGCTGCTGCCGTTCGTATCTTCTGCTCCTCCAAGTCCGCTTCTGACTTTGTGGTCTGTCCTAAGGTGTCGCGGATAGCAATATAAGCTTTTACATCTCCCGCCAGAGCCTCCCGGATAATGGCTGCGTTGACGGCTGATTCCAAGGTGCTGTCCAGTCCTAATGCCTCCAGCAGCGGCGTCCATTCTGGATTGTCTATTTCAGCCGTGAGAAGGGCATTCAATATCTTCCGAAAGTCGGCCTTCCTACGCCGTGATTCGCCGGATGCTTTTCCTCCTCTGCGTCCATATTCTCGAGCTTCGCTCGGGCTTAAACGTCTTAAGTTACCATTGTTTGCCATCACCTCACCTTCCTATCTGACTGTATTTCTGAAATCAAAAAAGGCAGCTAAGGCCACCTCTCGTTCGTGTTTGTTTTTGGTATAGAAAAAGAGGCAGCCGAAGCCACCTCCATTTCAATATCTTGTACTTATCCCCACATTATCCACAATATGTTGACAAAAGAAAAGCCCCTGCCGGAGCAGGAGCCTCTCCAAAGGAGAAAAATCATGCAAAAGAAAAACCAACGGACCCTCCAGGAATCGAACCCGGGACGATGTGGTTTGCAAGCCACCTGCTCTACCACTGAGCTAAGGATCCACATTACCAGGTAAACTACACTCTCATTTTCTGAGCCGTCTTGCTTTATCCGATACCTGGCGTTTCGGACTCAGAGCCTCTCATCCTCTCCTGGAGGAATGCCCGCAATCTCAGGAACTGGAATCGAACCAATGACCTCGTAGTTGTATTATCGCCGGCTTCTACGTGCTCTACCACTGAGCGATCCTGAGAAAATATATAGGAGAAGGGGGCGTCCAGCCCTGGGATGGAACCAGAGCCAGACGAACCGGCCACCGGGCTGTGACACCCTGGCGACCGTCGATTTAAGTGCAAGCCGTCGGCTGTATGCCTTTGGCTTCATGGTACACTATAACATTTCAAAACCGAACAGTGTGAACAAATCGAACAAACTTTACGCCACTAACATAAATCTTTCAAACTCCATCCTTACACTATCCGCTGTAGCCTTCCGCCCCATCTTCATAGCCACCTGCGCCCATGTCATATCCTCAAACACCCTGTACCGGATAATCCGCTGCATCCTGGGCGAAACTGTATTGAGCCATGCCTCCACTTGACGTTTAATCTTCTCTGCGTTCTGTATCCGCTCCTCCAGTAACTTCTCCATCCTATCCAACTCGTCTGGATCCTTAACGGTAGCATACCCAAGCCCCTCCAAATGATAGGTCTGTAACGTGTAAGGGAACTCATGCGCAGAGCCCTTAACACTGTCCTGCTGGATCTGGCTCCGGTGCTTCCTCAACTTCCGGATCTCCTCCTTGGTATCCTTAATCAGCTCACAGGCATCTATGTACTGCTCTAATATCTGCTTGTCCAACGGTATCACCTCCTCGCCCTCAAAATCCTCTGTCTGGCCTCATCCCACTCATCCGCCCAGGTTTCCATATCCACTCGGACAATCAGGTACCTCTTTTGGTACAGGATTCCCATGTCGCTGTACTTGTCGACCTGAGGCCTGCACTTCCAGCCGAATCTCTTTTGCAGCTCAATCCCGCTGTACCGTCCCACAAGCTTCCCGCAATCATACAGGTCATAATATACTGGCCCCGGCATAACATCACCTCCAAATCATCAGCACCGCCATCAGAGAGCCCCAGACCATAAGGTAATCCCAACGATCAATGTTATGCCGTATCAGATTGACCGTCCCTGTTATGGCCCACATGATAATCACTACGCTCTTAAGTACATTCACGGCCACAACCTCCCTGTTTTCTCGTCTCTTAACCGGATCGTGTCCTCCACATGGTAGCCCATGCACTTCGCGGTAAAGAGCATCATGCGGACGGCCTTGCGGTAATCTTCTGGCGGCCTGTCCGCTTCATGGATCGCAGCTCCTGCGGCTGGATCCGGATATCCTTCATGATTCTTGTACATTGTGCTTCCTCCGTTAAATATCAGTTTAACCAGTCTACTTCTTCTCCCGGATAATATGTTGGTTCCTTTTCAAGATATCCGTTAATCTCTTTTTCGATTCCTTCACGAACTTCTTTCGGAATAGAATCCATTACATTCGATAACCAGTCTTCATGCATATCATCCTCTATGCATTCAAGCGCATAATACAAATCAAATGTCGCATACGTTTCCTTTGCTAGTGATACTTTTACTAACTCTTTATCCAGATACCAATGCGACTGCATAAATTCAGCTTTGTCCATTATTATTGCATCGTAATTTGAAGGTTCTATCACTAAATATGCATCATTTTGTATTTCAGATAATTTTTTCATTCCACACCTCCACTAAACCTTAATATCGTCCTATGTTTGCTATTGCCTGAAATATTGGATAGAACTGCTGTGGTACTACTGCATTTCCCAATGATCTAACACGGTCCACCCCATTGGGAAGCCCATATAAACTTCGGCATAATCTGGATTGATATGTGTCATATCTTCGCTCTGCGTCCTGAAACGGCTCGCTAATTTGTCTGACCGATATGTGTGACTCCCCCAATATCTGTTTTTTGCCGTTCCTCTCCACTCCGATGCAGTCAGTGTGGGCAACAATCGCTGTCCGATATCGCCTGTGCATGGCTCCAACACCTGCAGCTGGTAATACAAACGTCCTTGTGGCGTAACCTTGGTTTTCCAAGTCAGAAAGCACATCGTCGAGTGCCATTCTAATGATTCCAGCAACATTTTCTCCAATAACCCAAGAGGGCCTGAGTTCTTCGATAACTCTAAGCATTTCCGGCCAGAGATAGCGGTCATCCTCCTTGCCCTGCCGCTTCCCGGCAACAGAGAATGGCTGGCAGGGGAATCCTCCTGAAATAATGTCAACTGTATGTAATCCTGTTCGTTCATAGAAACTTTCTCCCGTTAATGTCCTTATATCTCTCCAGCGTGGGATATCGGGCCAGTGCTTTTCAAGTACCTTTGTAGGAAAATCCGCCCATTCACACTGTCCCACCGTCTGTATTCCAGCCCATTCTGCCGCCAGATCCAGTCCCCCAATGCCGGAGAATAAACTTAAATGTGTCAACATTTTATTCTCCAAATCCTTAATTTTACATAGGCATAATCATAATTGCCAAAAAGAGCATTCCCAACATAATCAAAAAAAGTTCTAAATCTTCTGGCTTCATACTTCTATCTCCAAAACCTCAAATATCTTACAGTAACAGCCTCACCACAAGACGGACACCTGATATACTGTTCAAACTCATTCATCCCCGTCTTAACAGTACTTATATCGTCCTGTTCAAATTCCAGCAAGGCGTCACAATTGCCACATGTCATCCTACGTTTTTTCCCGTACTTAATAACTTTTATCACTCGGATACCCTCCTTCAAAACCTTAATTCTCTCTAATAGCCTGTCCACACCATTTGCAATGCCCTGCAAACAGATCTGCATCTCTTAGCCCGCTACCACATTCAGGGCATTCGTATTTTTCTCCCATTGCCCAACAACTTGGCAAAGCAACCTTCGGAGTTTGTTTTTCCAATGCCTCATATGCCAGTTCCAGAGCTTCATACTGGTCGGTTGTAAGCGCACCCTTATGCATACGCTTGATAATATCAATGGCCTCTTCTGGCTTCATGCTTTATTTCTCCAATCTCTCGATACAACAACTACTTGTTTAATACCACAACTGTTTACTACAACTAACGTCTTAATCTTCCTAACTAAATTTTTCATGCCATATCTGCTTTTCTGGAAGCTGTTCAAAGGATTCCCGGCATATTTTTGCCGCTCCTTTCCATCTGTGACCCGGCCTCATATCTCCCAAAACCGAACAGGTGCAGTAATCATCCAGATCAAGCAGCTTATCACATCTACTGCACTGATACGCTCTCATTCTCTCTCCTCCTTCCGGTACGGCTCCGGCAGCGGCATCCAGGCAATAATCCTCACCGACTCATCACCCAGATGCCAGGAGCCAGCATAATACTGCACAAAACAGCATCTTTCTCTATATTTGTCCCAGCCGATTACACTATTAAGAGATTCTTCCGGCAGTCTCTCCTCCACGGGAATCCAGCGGTGCTCTGATGTTTTTCCGTTCGCGTTTAACGCCTTGATTTCTTCCGGTGTCAGCCCGGTATCCTCATACGCTGCCAACCGCTCAACCAGCTCATCTTTCTTGTTTGGACTCCAATATCCCGTCTTGATCCCGCTACTGCGGGGATGTGTTAATCTCTCCATGGCTATCCCTCCTTCTTCCCGGCATACACCCATAATGGATATGCTGCTCTGTTCCTCTCCTTGTTTTGATATATACATGATCCCCGGCTATATCCTTCCCGCATATGCTGCAGATATAGACCGGTTCACTCTTTGGCTGTTTCATTTCTTCTGCCCCTTTCTGCTTCTGGCCTCCAGTTCATCCATAACAAAATTAACAAGTGGAGACGCTACCGGCTCTTCCTCCGTTGTAGGGGATGTACCTTCCCACTTCCGAACCATATGGTTCCCGTACTTTTCCTTGATTGCATCTGCTTCCGCTCTCAGTACATCCCATTCCCCTGAATCTTCTGGCGGCACACGGTCACGCCATTTCATCCAGAACCGGTTATAGACATCCACGAAGATATCTGATATAGTTTTATTATCCATTTTTCCTCCTGTCGTCACAATGCGTTACAGCTTCATGTAACCAAATGATAGGCCTCAAACCCGCATAAATACTGGTTTTTTTATGACCGGTTACAAAGTTACAAAGTTACAACACTTTTTTCCCTATACGCGCGAGGCACATAGATGATTAAATTGTCTGACTTCTTTCACATACATATGCCTTCCTATAAGCTTATAAAAAACCTGTAACTTTTGTAACTTTGTAACCGCACCCCTCAAACCCGCATAAACACTGGATTTTTCGGTTACAAAATACGCTTTTTAAATTGTAACCCTGCCTCAGGATTCTGTAACGGCTTCATTTAAACGGCAGTTCGCCGTCCTCCACAGGGATAAATTCTTCCTGCGGGTAAATCTTCTCAGCCATGTTGATACACGCACACCGGGCCGCCTTTCCATTGACCTTGGCAGATTTATACAGGTTATCCTTCCCTTTTGACAGCCTTCCCGCCTGATCCAGCCATGACAGCAACGCTCTGGGATTGTATCCCCCTTCTTCACAGATGCGCTCAAACACGCTCTTGATTATACGCACCTCATCGCCGGATACAGAGCCGTAGCAAGGATCTGCGCTGGGGTCAAACCTGGCAGCATTGCTGACATAAAAATCCTGGATATATTCATATCCGCGGGCACCGATATCTACCGCCTCCCTGGAATGGAGGTATGGTTCTATATCCCCAACCGTCAAACCCCTGCCATCGCAGAAGATCCATTCCGTAGCCAGCGCATCGGCTGTCAGCAGGATTGCAGCTGCCATGGTCTGTTTTTCCGTGCTGGATGTCCCTATATCACGGTAAAACTGCTTATAGAGGCCGGCTGCCTTTTCTTTTGCCTGATCGGTGGACATAAATGCCATGAACAGTTTCCCGGCATACCCATAGTTAGACCGGATCACATCCAATACCTCAACTGCATCCTCAAACAGCATCTCCCTGCACTCAATTTCTATGATACGGTTTACCGCACCCGCACCGGATGCAGCATGGGTAATGGGGGATTCTCCTGATGTAATAGTGCAGTTCTTCCATGTAGGGGTCTTCTGTAAGCCTCCGGCTTTTGCCCCTCTTGTCTTCCCAATTCCTTCACACAGCATATATACGGTTTGTTCAAAGGATTTTTTATCTTTCACAAGCTGGAATTCATCCAGTATCAGGGGCAGGTTGTTCACAAAACCGGCCAGCTGCTCCAGGCCTACAAGGGTGCCGTTAAATGTCTGGAGATACCCGGCCCCGTCATTTGGGTCAGCCCATACAGAAACTGCCAGAAGCTGTGCCACTGTCTTTCCTGTTCCAGATCCGCCCCACAAATGCAGGAGGAAATTCAGCTTTCCAATGGCTTTAATAACGATTGATGCAAAGGCTGCTGCCAGAGCGATCCTCGCCGCCGATCCTGCCTGCCTGACTTTTCTTGCCACGCCGAGCCATTTCTCATAATCTCCATAAGGGTGCACCGATTCAAACACTTTCCGAAAGTTCTCCAGGCCGTCAAACTCCAGGTTTTCCATATACGGACTGAACAGCCCGTTGGATGTCCATCCCAGATGGCTCACGGACTGGGCCTCCGGGATGGTGTTATGGTTCAGATCCTCCAAGTCCTGAAGGTATTCCACCAGGAAGGCTGCGTTCTTGTCCGATACCGAAATGTCCTTATCTGCCAGCTTCTTGATCTCCCTGGAACTGAAAAGGGTGCTTTTATTGGCAATCACCTCCCGCCAGCCGCGGAAATCCCTCCGAAACATAATCCGCAGCCGCACGGTCCCGTCATCAATATTTACCAGGCGCTGCACGGGCAGGATCGGGTGCACACAGGCAACATCCATCCCCTGTTCGCCGTTCCTCCGGAGGATCCCGTCATCATTGGCAATCCAGTCTCCGGTCAGCAGTTCAATGGGCTGGTCCTTAAAATCCGTCAGGTTATTTACCACGCTGCTCAGCCCGCTCCTGCGTTCTTCGTGCTGTTTCATATATGCCTTTACCATGGTCCCGAAACGCCTGAACCCGACACGTTCTGCGTTTGCATTCAAGTCATTATAAAGCTGCAGGTATGCAAACCCATTGTCCTTATGTTCAAACAGGAGACGGTATGGCTCTTCTGTATTAAATTCTTCCCTGCTGTACTCCTTCCTGATCTCATCCATCCCTGTTTCTCATTTCCTCCTGTTCCTGTTTCGTTCCAAATGCCAGTATCTCGTAATAATAGCGGTTCCTCTCCCTCAGGCTGACTGCTGCCTCCCAGACCTCCGAATACGGCTCCATACCAGGGATCAGCCTGTCCAGCATCCGGAGGGTCCGGCAGACTTCGCCCAGACGGCTCCATTTCCAGGCGGTTCTTTCCCGTTCCGCCTCACGCTGCTCTTCCCGTTCCCTTTTTATCTGTTCCCTCCGCCTCTGGGATGCAATCCGGCTGCAGGGCCGGTATGTGCCTCCCAGGCTCAGGAATGCTTCTTTGAATGAAACGCCCTCTATTTCCTGAACAAACGTAAAAATATCCCCGTTTGCCCCGCAGGCATGGCAGTGGTAGTCTTTTTCATACACCTTCAAGGACGGGGTTCTGTCCCCCTGGTGGAATGGGCAGCTGATAAAGCCCGCCCGGTTCGGATGGAACCCATAACGTTCCACAATCTCGCGCATACTGTATGTGCTTTTAATCTCATCTGCTGTCAACTCACTCACATCCCTGCAGATATTCTTTCAGTTCCCGGTACAGAATGTCACGGATCAGCCTTCCGGATGTTTCCGGCTTGCAGAAATCCAGCTGCATCCCATACCTTGCCCGGAACGCATCTATGCTTGCAATCAGGGCCTGCGGGGTAAGGAGACTGCGGTACTTACCATTATAGGCTTTCTCCCAGTTATCTCCCTCCACAAGCAGGTACACCCTGATCCCGGCCGCTCTGGCACGCTCAAACTCCCTTTCAAACCGTCTGCGCTCCCTTCCAAAGCACATACAAAGTTCATCCAGGTTCATCTTGCGTTCAATGACTGCCCTGGCAGAAAAATCAAGGACTTCTCCATCCGGCAGTGTACATTTGCAGGAATAATCCCCTACATCCAGTTTGGCCCTCTCATAAGGCAGTCCGGCAGCTTCCAGGCGTTCCTTCAGGCGTTCTGTAGGCTGCTCCCTCGTATCTACCAACAGGACCATCGATTCCAGACATTTGTCGATTTCAAAATTCGTGTACGGCATCCCAGGGCTCCTTAATTGAACGGGAGGGCTTCATCGTCCACCCCGTCCGGTATATTCATAAACCCATCGCCCACAGAAGACACATTCGATTCGGAAGGCTGCCCGCTGTTTTTATTCAGCAAAGTATCCGCCGGTATCTCAAACTTACCGGAACGGATCTTTTCCGCTGCCACCAATGAATGGCAGTTTGTAAAGAATCCATGGCGCCCTTCAAAATCATATTCCTTGTTGTTGAACAGGGCTCCAATTATTTTTCCTTTCAGGGTCTGTTCATCCCAGTTCCAGTGGTATCCCTGGTTGGATGCCTCAAAATGCATTACGGTTGTCTTGAACCTCCTCTGTCTGGGTTCATCTTCCTCGCTTCCGTCATCCTTCGGCACCCGGAGCCGATATGTACCTTTCCATTTCTTATCTTCTCCCGTCTGGTTCTTATAATTTCTTTCATAGAATCCTTTCTGTTCCCCTTCATCTATGTCAAAATAAAGGATAACCACATCTCCCCAGTCATTGGACTGGTACTTCACATCCAATATACGGAGGATGTATCCCCCGGCTGGCAGACGCTCGCTGTCTGTATATGCCTGTGCCTTTTCGTAGCCATTTAATCGTTTCATATTGCATCTCCTCACATTTCTACCGCGTCAAAATCATCCATGGCATATTCATAGATCCCCTGGCTGATGTAACGGTTATATCTTACATTATTGATTGCCTTCTCTTCTGACACGGCCCATGTCTTTGCTTCGTATTTCCCGCCGCGCATAACAAGGTAACATTTCTTTTTTGCCCTGCTGCCAGCCATGGTCAAAATTCCTCCAGGGCCTGGATCACTTTCACAATGTCATTTTCGATCTCAAAATCTTCAAATGCACCCATGGGGGATTTTGCTGTACTGTTATTGGCCCTCGTTTCAAACAGATACTTCCCATCCACACACTTTGACAGAAGTACGGTTGTAAACTTGCTTTCCAGGACAATCTTATTCAGCTTTTTTCCGGATGTTTGGATACGGGTAAACCGGTACCCGGCATCATCTGTCTCTGTCTGGGTATGGGCCGTGAATACGATCGTCAAGTCATCCCTGTAATCGTAGCATTCCACAATCAGATCCCATACACAGGTTGCCAGATCTACCCATTTGTCATATCCCTTTTCCTTGCTTCGCCGCATCTCATCAGCAACCATAAGCCCGTTTATGGTGTCCACAACAATCGTCCTGATACGCGGGCAGTCCGATGCAAGCTTTTTAATATAAGCCCTGACAATGTTTGCGTCGTCACACTTCAGGTAATTTTTGTTCTTTTCGCAGTACTGGTTCCTCCACCCTTTCCAGGAAAGCCCCTTTTTATCTGCGTCAATATAGTATGTACTCTGTGGATCCAGGTTTCTCATGGATGTTGTCTTTCCGGATCCTGATTCTCCGGCTATGCAGATTACTCTTGCCATTTATCCTTCCTCCTCAATCTTAATGATCGTGTCATTGGATGCATATTTAATCATGCTGGATGCCAGTTCCTTTACTGACAGGCTTCCCCTCGCTTCACGAAGCAGGCGCTCCAGGGTATCCGCTGCTTCTGAGCTGATCTTAATGACTGCATCCCCGTGTACATCCCGGTTGATCTTCACACCTTTTGGTTTCCTGACCATAATCACGTTAGGCATTTTCACGCACCTCCACCATTTCCTCCGGCTCCATCGCCAGGGTTGTATGTATGCCGCCTGCATGACAGCCTACATTGATATATCTTTCAGCCGGCTTTACTGCATCTACCTGGAAATTAACCCAGTTTTCGTAATCCCCGTACTCTACCCGGATCACCTGTCCCGGAACCAGTTCTTTTACCTTTACTTTCATTCTGCTTTTCCTCCCTGTCCCTTATCTTTCTTCTCAGCCAGTTCAAAGCCCAGCACTGCCGCCACAGTCTCACATTCAATCATCGTATACTTGCTTGCCTGGATAATTCCGGCCAGCGCATTGACCCGTCCCATAAGCATCAGAGCCTCTTCATACTGGTTGTCCGCACAAAAAACATCATTTTTTCTGTTTGCCATCTTGTTTCCTCTCTCATTCTCCCTTATAATAGAGGGTGTTGATTTTTTATTTTCTGGGCCTGCCACAGTTGCCGCTGTGCAGGTCCTTTTTTATTCTTTTCCTCTCCCTCATATTTCTATAACCGTCCGTGTTTCCTGATCGTAGATCAATCTCAGTTTGTCTCCATTCACATCTGTCAGCTCTGCTTCATTCTGGCTCTTCATCTCAAATGATATATTGTCCATCACAAGGCCTCTCTCTTCCAGTTTTTCCAGATGTTTACGGATCTTAAATTCCGCTATTGTCTTTGCTCCTCTAACCATCCTTTTCTCACCTCCTTTCACAGTGTCACAATCCCACAGGCCACCAATAGCAGCACCGTCTCCATCCCCAAGAGGAATGCCATCACCGTAGACAGCCGACCAAACAGGCGCACATCCTTATGGCTCTGTCTGAGCTGCTCCCCAGCGATCCGGCCCAGCTTCAGGATCTGCTTCTCTTCCTCCTGAGTGATTACAACGTCCTCCACTGGGGGCTGATACTTAATTGCTTCTGCTTGCATTTTCTTCTCCTCTCCATATGTACCCAGTCCACTCCCATAACTTTTTGGGACTGATATAGTAATTGGTTCTTTTTCCTGATTCCATCTGTTTAAGATCTGTAACCTGCCGTTTGTCCTGAGTCGCTATTCCAATAGGCAGCCATCCAGAAATGATTCCTGCCTGAATCCAAGTAGCATCCTTCCCGAAAACCCGTGCTGCAACGGCCACCGGAACGCCTTTCTCTCCAAACTCGGGTACAGAATTCTCACTCATAAGCATACGAGCTATATGCTCTCCTATTTCCTTCGCCTGAGTCAGTTGTATTACGCTCTCTGTCATGCTCTCACCTCCCGTCCTCAGTCTCTGCAAAATACTCCACCGGAACATCAAAATACTTGGCGAGGATAAGAAGTTTATCCAGTTTTGGATTACTTCGACCACTCTTCCAATCAGAAAAAGTAGACTTCGTAATTCCAGTATCTATTGATACTCTGTAATCTGTCACATTTCTTTTATCTCGTAATGTAACATATTTTTCATACATATTTTTCTCCTTTCCGAACTTTTCTATTGATTTTAGTTCGGAAATCAGTTATAATACATTTACCAGACATAAAATAACAAACAACACTTGGCTGTTTTGATTTCCGAACTTTGTATTTGTATTATAAGACGGATTTCAGAACTTGTCAATAGTTTTTTGTACGGATTTTCAAACTTTTAAGGAGTTCATTATGTACGAAATTTATTGCAAGTTACGAAATGAAAAAGGTGTTAAAGATTCTGACGTTGTAAAAGCAACCGGAATTACAAAATCTACTTTCTCTGATTGGAAAAGTGGGCGAAGTAAACCTAAAAATGATAAGCTGCAAAAGATAGCTGACTATTTTGGCGTAACATTAGACTATCTAACAACTGGAAATAATGATATGATAAAAGAAAAGCCCCCTATGTTAACCGCCAGAGATGAAAGAGATATAAAAAAGGATCTTGATTCGCTAAGAGAAAAATTACTTAATAAAGATTTAGGGCCTGCTGCGTATGATGGGGAAGATATACCTGATGATGATATCGAACTCTTTTTAGGCCAAGTGGATCTTATGTTACATAGATTAAAAGTAAAGAACAAAGTAAAATATGGCAACAAAAATAAAAAGTAGGTGAGTCCAGCCTTGAATAACACGATTAAAAAGAAAGTTGCTTATTACATAAAAAAATATCAGACAAACGATCCTTTTACTTTAGCTGAAGCACTCGGAATTGAAGTTGCAATTGGTGATATCGGCACGCGATCAGGATGCTATATGTATCTAAAGCGTAATAAATGTATCTGGATAAATGAAAATCTTGAAGGAAATGAGCGCTTATTTGTCATGGCGCATGAATTAGGTCATGCAATTCTTCACCCTCGTGAAAACTGCTATTTCATAAAGCATAAAACTCTCTTTCTTAATTCGCGTAAAGAGCAGGAAGCCAACAAATTTGCCGTTGAATTTTTAATTTCCGATGAAGTTCTATATGAATATTTCAGATATCAGGACTATACGATCGAACAGGCAGCACGTGTATTGGGTTATCAAAAAGAATTGATTGAATTGAGATTAAAATAGCCAATGGCGTTTTAATAAATAAAAGCAAAAGAGGTATGTGGTATGAAAAAAAGAAAGTGGTATCTTCAAACATGGTTTATTTGTATTCTATTTATGTTTTGGCCCTCTATTATTTCTATTATTGTAGGAATAGTATTGCTCACATTACAAATGATTGAAAATAATAAACTGGAAAAAAAATATGGGGATATCGATTCCTTAAATAATAAAATCACTAATCTTGAAAAGGAAATTGATAATAAAAAAACAGACTACAATAATCTATGTGATGCAATCAATGTCTTAGAAGGTGATGTTTTGTGCCAGCATTATTGTTTTACTGATTATGATGGGATTTCATCTGAAGAATGCAAAAATAATTTAGCTGTTCTAAAATTGGAGGAGCAAAATTATATCAAAAATTCCAATTTTATAAAGACATACGGAAATTCTCCTAAAAAAATGTTAAATGCCAATACCAAACAGATACTGCGCTGCTTTAATGCTGAATGCGATAATGTTTTATTAAATCTTTCCATTAAAACCATTGATTCTGCAAGAAACAAAATAACAAAATCCTTTGAAACTCTCAATAAATTATTTGACGTTGATAATGTACAACTGAATCAGAAACTCCTACAATATAAATTAGATGAACTGAATCTTGTTTACACATATGAATTAAAAAAAGAGCAGGAACGCGAACAGCAAAAGGCTATCAAAGAGCAAATGATAGAGGAAGAGAAGGTTCGAAGAGAAATAGAACGTCAAAAGGCCAAACTCGAAAAAGACCAGACCCAATGTTCCAATGAAATCAATCGTCTTATACAGTATATGCAAAAAACCCAAGATGATGTGGAAAAACAATTATACATCGATAAAATCAAAGAATTAAATGATAAGTTAAAACAATTAGAAGCTGACAAAGCAACCGTTCTGGAACGTGAGGCCAATGCTCGTGCAGGTTATGTCTATATTATTTCTAATCTTGGCTCTTTTGGTCAGGATGTATATAAAATAGGAATGACACGTCGCCTAGAGCCTATGGATCGTATAAAAGAACTTGGAAGTGCTTCTGTCCCCTTTGAATTTGATGTACACGCCATGATATTCTCGGACGATGCCCCTGCTCTTGAAACAGCTTTACATCAAGCTTTTGAAAAACAAAGTGTAAATCGAGTAAATTTAAGAAAAGAATTTTTTAAAGTATCTTTGGATGATATAGAAAAGGTAGTTAAAGAAAATTTTAATAATACAGTCAAATTCACACGAATTCCAGTGGCTAAAGAATATAATGAAACTCTTGAAATTTTAAAACAGGAACAGTCTGCTTAATAACGCAAAAACCGCCCCTGCGCCAACAGGAACGGCTTTTAGATAAATTCTGTACAGGCCACGGAGGCCAAATACAATATGATCTCAACACCCATATTGTACCATACCTCCTTACACCTGTACAGGTGTATTTTTTATACCCAAAAATGTGCGACGTCGCAACAATAAGGAGGAATAATTATGGCACTGATTCAATGTCCGGAATGTCAGCTACAAGTCAGTGACAAGGCCCTGGCCTGCCCCCATTGCGGTTATCCGTTGAATCGAACGGTTATCCAGAACAATTATAAAAAACGTGCCAGACGAAAACGGCTGCCTAATGGTTTCGGAAGCATCACAGAAATAAAAGGCAAAAATCTGCGCAATCCCTTTTGGACTCGAGTCTGCGTTGGAAAAACAGAATTCAATAAACCCATACTGAAACCGCTGAAGCCCAAAGCTTATTTTCCAACTTACAACGAAGCTTATCAGGCCCTGATAGATTATAACCGCAATCCTTACGATCTTAAAGATGATATTCTCGTTGAAGAACTCTATGAAAAATGGACCGATACCTACCTGAGCACCTGTGATGAAAGCTATGCTCGTACGATCACATCCGCCTGGGCCTACTGTTCCAGCATCTACCGGATGCGGGCAAAAGATGTACGGGCAAGGCATATAAAGGGAGTTATGGACGAAGGATACCGCATCGAAACACGCGGAAAAAAGAAAGGTGAGAAGGTATTTCCCAGCGCCGGTACAAAGGCACGGATAAAATCTCTCTTTAATTTGATGTATGACTATGCACTGGAATATGAAATTGTGACCGTGAACTATGCCAGAACATTTGATATATCGGAAGACATTATGAAAGAAAAAGAAGCGTCGAAGCGAAGCCACATCCCCTTCTCAGACAATGAGCTTAACATCCTATGGGAAAATGTCGGGAAAGTGAAATACATAGACTGGATCCTGATTCAATGTTATATGGGATGGAGACCTCAGGAACTTGCCCTGCTCCGTTTGGATGAGATCAATCTCGAAGAATGGTATATGCAGGCCGGAATAAAAACGGATGCTGGTAAGCAGCGTATTGTCCCAATCCATACCAGAATCCGAGACTTGGTAAAACAGAATTATGATATTGCCATGTCTCTGGGAAGCCCATACCTCTTTAATGATAAGGGGCAAACCCATGCCGGCTCTTATAAAATTACCTATGATAAATACAGCTATCGTTTCAAGGCTGTGATGGCAGCGCTTAATCTCAATCCAGAGCACCGCCCTCATGATCCCCGAAATACCTTCGTCACCAGGGCAAAGAAAGCCGAAGTTGATGAATATGCATTAAAGGAGATGGTGGGGCATAAAATCCAGGATATCACTGAATCCGTTTACACCCTCCGGGATCTGGAATGGCTGCGGTCAGATCTGGAAAAAATCAGGTAGGGCCAATTTTCAGCCCTACCTGACGGTAAACAAATACGGTAATCAAATAATAAACAAGTAGTAAACAAGTTATGTGCATTTTCCTACTTTTGTATACTTTTCCGTACTGCTTAAATCCTTGATTTTACTGGATTTCTTAGAACTTGCCTTCCTTAGCAGCTTCCTCAATCGAAACAGCTACAGCTACAGTAGCGCCAACCATTGGGTTATTACCCATACCGATCAGACCCATCATCTCAACGTGAGCCGGAACGGAGGAAGAACCTGCGAACTGCGCATCAGAGTGCATACGTCCCATGGTATCGGTCATACCGTAGGATGCAGGACCTGCTGCCATGTTGTCAGGATGCAGGGTACGGCCTGTACCGCCGCCGGATGCTACGGAGAAGTACTTCTTGCCCTTCTCTACGCACTCCTTCTTGTAGGTGCCTGCTACCGGATGCTGGAATCTGGTTGGGTTGGTGGAGTTACCAGTGATGGAAACGTCAACGCCTTCCTTCCACATGATAGCAACGCCCTCTGTTACGTCGTTAGCGCCGTAGCAGTTAACCTTTGCTCTTAAGCCCTCAGAGTAGGACTTTCTCCACAGCTCCTTAACCTCGCCTGTGTAGTAATCCATCTCTGTCTCAACGTATGTAAAGCCGTTGATTCTGGAGATAACCTGTGCAGCGTCCTTTCCTAAACCGTTTAAGATAACGCGCAGAGGCTTCTGACGAACCTTGTTTGCCTTCTCTGCGATACCGATTGCACCTTCAGCAGCTGCAAAGGACTCATGGCCTGCCAGGAAGCAGAAGCAGTCAGTCTCCTCTTCCAGAAGCATCTTGCCCAGATTTCCGTGGCCTAAACCAACCTTACGCTGGTCAGCTACAGAACCGGGAATACAGAATGCCTGAAGGCCCTCGCCGATGGCAGCAGCAGCGTCAGCAGCTCTTCTGCAGCCCTTCTTGATCGCGATGGCTGCGCCTACAGTGTAAGCCCAGCATGCATTCTCGAAGCAGATCGGCTGGATCTTCTTAACCTGAGCATAAACGTCAAGGCCTGCATCTTTTGTAATCTTTTCAGCTTCCTCGATAGAAGCAATGCCATAGCTGTTTAATACGGAATTGATCTTATCAATTCTTCTCTCATATGATTCAAATAATGCCATCTTCTTTATCCTCCTAATTGGTCCTCATCATTCTTTGCGTGGGTCAATGATCTTAACAGCGTCATCTACACGGCCGTACTGTCCCTTTGCTTTCTCCCATGCAGTGTTAGGATCGTCGCCCTTCTTGATGAAGTCGGTCATCTTTCCAAGGTTTACGAACTGGTAACCAATAATCTGATCTTCTGCATCCAGAGCGATGCCTGTTACATAACCCTCAGCCATCTCCAGATAACGCGGACCTTTCTTAAGAGTTCCATACATAGTACCAACCTGAGAACGCAGTCCCTTGCCCAGATCCTCCAGGCCGGCGCCTACAGGAAGTCCATCCTCAGAGAATGCACTCTGTGTTCTTCCGTAAACAATCTGTAAGAACAGCTCTCTCATAGCAGTATTGATCGCATCACATACCAGATCAGTGTTCAGTGCCTCAAGCAGGGTCAGTCCCGGAAGGATTTCAGATGCCATAGCTGCTGAATGTGTCATACCGGAACATCCGATGGTCTCAACCAGAGCCTCCTGAATGATACCCTCTTTTACATTCAGAGTCAGCTTACATGCGCCCTGCTGGGGAGCACACCAGCCCACACCGTGTGTAAGACCGGAAATGTCTGTAATCTGCTTTGACTTTACCCATTTTGCTTCTTCTGGAATTGGAGCAGCGCCATGATGAACGCCCTGTGCAACTGTGCACATTTCTTCTACTTCATGTGAATAAATCATGTGTTAAAACTCCTTTCAAATTGAAATTTGATGTAACAGTTTAGGACGGCGTGATAGCAGAAACAAAAACAGACGTCAAACTTGCTTGTACGCACAATTTTTCCCCTGCCTTCACATCGGATGGACATCCGATTTCTTCAGTCGGACTGAACATCCGGCTGAAGGATGCCGTCCTGCTCCATACAGTTTAATAAGTATCGTGTTCCTTGTTAATTTTATCACGTTATACTCGTGTTTATTTTCTCACAAAATACGACATTTGTCCAGTGATTTATCCCTGTTGCAACTGCCTATTTTTGACTCTTTTTTACAGAAAAATCAGCAATTTTTATAGATTCTCTTCCCTTTTCTGACTCTTCATGGGGAATGATGGCATGCAAAACCAGGCGCTTTCCCCAACCGTGACAGGTAGAAAGGGTCAGAAAATCTTCATTTTCATATTTTTTAATCCCCGTATCATAAAGAGACTGTTGGGACATCGCAGTAAAATAGACTTCCCGCTCTGTTTTTGTCATCCCTGCCTGATACGGTGAATGATCATTTTCCTGAACCACATGGCAGGAAAAAATAGGGCAGACAATCCATTTTCCCTGCCTGAAAATCCGAATACAGGGCGATTTTCTAAAAAACTCCGAATCCATATAGGCCTTAAGGCCTCCAAACATGGAGCCGTCTTTCATATTATGGCCATAGAGAACCGTGTGGCCGGACGCAAACGGTTCCGTAAACGGATCTGTAAAAATTACTCCCGATACGCTGTCCTTCCCCTCAAAGCTGTGGTTCAGATAAAAGGAAGTGTCTTTTCCCCTGACTACAGGATAATCCATCTCTGTTTCCGGAATATGGAGCCAAAAGGAATACTCTGGATTCATCATCCGCAGCATTTCTTCATCCGGCACTCCCCCATTCTGTTCCCCTTTCTGAGAAATGCCGTTTCCATCTGCCAGAACGATATTTAAATCCCCGTCTTTCTCTGCAAATGCGTTATTCCGGAGAATCTCATAATCCTTCCTGGCCTGATGATAAAGCTTTGATACCGAAAGAAACTGAAAAAGACATACGACGGAAACAACCAGAAACAGTATCGGAACAAAATATCTCCTGCACGGCTGTTTTTTTAGAAAAAATCTCCGCGCACAAAGCCCCAGAAAAAGGGCAACCGCTCCCAAAAGCAGCAAATCCATCAAAAAAATGGACTTTCCTGCTCTGATCCCTTCTGTTATCACACTGTTTTCTGCTAAATTCTGCCCCTGATTTTTAACAGCCGCTCCATTTTGCCCGGCATGTACCAAACCGCCGTACTCCACCCGGCAGTCCCAGACCTTCCTCTTTCCATAAGCAGTCAGCTTCCTGTTTTCATCCCCTGAGCTCGTATCTTCTCTTCGGATCCCCTGAATCTCATAATCTGCCTCTGAAAGTCCGGCTGCCTTAAGGAGCTGTCCGCCCCGGGACAGAAAGCCCTCCGGCTCTCCATCCCAGATTACTTCCTCTCCCAGTACATATCCCTGAACATTTTCTCCTAAAACAGAAAGCTCCAGTTCAAAATCCTCCTGCCAACGCTCATTGCCATATTCTCTGCGGATCTCCGGAAAAATTCTCTCTTCTGTTTTACCTGTCTGAGGATTTTTCACTGATATACGGGCCGTTTCCGGAAGAATTTCCCTTTTCTCTACCGCTTCATACAGAATCGTCTGGGAAATATTCTCCGTATTTCCCTCACAGACCGTCTCCGCATGGGCGGAAACAGAAAACAGCAGACAGGCCCCCGTCAAAACGCCAATCACTGCCAGCATTTTCATTGTTCCAAATCGTCCCTTTCTCTTTCCTTCACGCTCAGGCAGAGTAAGGAACATTCCTGCCAAAAACAGCAGTGACAGAACCATCCATTCCCGGTACGCCATGGTATCTCCGGTGCGTATGCTCCCTGAGCCGCTGCCTGAACCATATGTAAAATTGCCAAACCGGTTTTTCGGCTGATACACCGCCCGTATCTGTCCCAGGGTCTTCTTTCTCTTAAAATTATAAACCGTAAGACTTCCCTCTGTACTTCCATCCTCTTTTACGGTAAATTCACAATAGCTTTCCGTTCTCTCATAGCCGTCAGGCGCCATTGTTTCATAAATATGGTACGTGCCGGGATGGGGCGCATGGAACACAAATGTACCCTTTCCTTCTGGATTTTCTCCTGAAATTCCCTCCTGTACGATATGCTCTGCGCCCGTCTGCCCTTCCACGCTTCGGATTTGCAGAGCGGCTCCATCCAGAGTTTCCTTTGTATCTCCGTCCAGTTTTCTTATAATTACCTTCATTTCCCTGTCTGTTATCTCATAATCCCCCCGGTATATCTCCCCCTGGCTGACTGTAAAGCTGTGAAGTACCGGATCCAGTCCATAGCCCTGAGGCGCTTTTGTTTCCCGGAAGGTATAGGTTCCATCAGAAGGCTTCGGGATGGAAAAATATCCCTTTTCGTCACTTACTGCCCGATCCATCTCATTTCCCCACTGGTCATAAAACGTAAATTCCGCTCCTGGTACAGGCAAATGATTAACATCTGTCTTTTTAAAGGAAATGTACTCCTTTTGAGGCCTGTGGCTGCCTCCGCCGCCGGAAGAAGTGATTCTCGTATTCGCAAAGGAAAATGTCTGAATTTCAGCGGATTGATCCTCTATTTCAATTTCCATATCCTCTGCCCTTTCATAGCTCTCAGGCGCATACAGCTCATGGATCCGGTAGCTTCCCGGCTTAAGCCCCACAAAGGTCTTTGGGGTGTGCTCTTCAGAGGTCCACTCCTCTATCACTTCCCCTGTATCCGTTCGGATCAGCTGCAGCCTGGCTCCTGCCAGAAAAGCTCCGGAACTACGATCCGTCTTGGCAATCTGTACAATGACTGTATAATTTTTCATCACCAGCTGCAAAGCCTCTTTCATACCGTCTGCAATGGTAAAATAAACAGGCTCTGCCAAAACATTGCAGCCCTCCGGCGCTTTCTGCTCTGTAAGGCGGTATTCTCCTTCTTTAAGCCCCTTTTCTAAATGAGGCTGATCTCCGCTGATCCACTCTGCCGCTGTTTCCCAGCGGATTTTCCCCGTATGTCCTCCGTCCTCCGCAGATATCTTTCTTTCTAACCGAAGCAGGGCGCCTTTTAACCGTTCTCCCGTATCTCCCAGCTGTTTTTCCACCTTCACCCGATTACTGTCGTTTTCCGGATCATGCTGCACGTTCAGGATCTTCGTCCTTTCATCCTTATATTCAAACTGAAATTCAAAGTCCGGAGCTGAAAGCATATGGCCGGGAGCTGCCTTTATTTCTCTGCACACATAGATATAGGGGGCAAAGCTTCCGTTAGAGGCCAGATACCCGGCAGGCTGCTTTTCAAACACAGCCCTTCCTCTGAAATCGGTGACTGCCTTCTGACAGGAAATTCCCAGCGTTTTGTTAAAGAGCTCAAATTCTGCTCCTTCCAGTAAAAGTTCATGGTCGTCTCCATCATGCTTGATAACCTGCAGCACCCCATCGGGGATTTCATCCTTCATTTCCAGTTTCTGAATTACTCTGGAATCTATAACGGAAAACGGCAGATCTACGGACTGTAAAAAACCATAGGGCGTCATTTCTTCTCTGAGAATATAATCCCCGTCCGGAATATACTCAATCAAATGCGGCTTTAAATCCCCTTCTTCAAAATCCTCCGGGATGGTTCCCGCCTCTGCCTCTTTCTGTGTATATTTTCCATCATTTCCTGAAATCCACCTTGCTTCTTCCTCACGGCAGCTCCCATCCTTTTCCGGGATATGGAGGAGCAGCGCTTCACTGGATATCCTTCCATCTTCTGATACCGGATAAATGGAAAGCTCCGCTCCGGCCACCTCTTTCCCGCCGGAAATCACACGTTTGGACACAGAAAGCTTTAATGGCTCATCCTTCATAGACCACTGTCCTACGGATACCATATGACCCTTATCGGGAATCTCAATCAGGATTGGATCTGCTGTGGCATACCCTTCCGGCGTCTGAGTCTCCGCCAGTACATAGCTTCCCACCGGCAGATATTCCATCCGGACCGATGCATTCTCTGTATAATAATACCTTCCCTGAAAGGTTCCAGGGATATCATTATACTGATAATCATATTTCATAATAGGATAAAGTCCTGCTGCATCCGTTTCCACCCGTCCGGTAGCTGCCACTTTCTGTCCATCCTCCCATGTAGCTGCCCGGAAGGTAAATACAGCCAGATCCTCCCGAATGGCCGGATGGCTCTCTTGCATCACCGGCCTTCCCTCTGCATCCAGAAGGGCTCTGTAAAGGGTAAGTCCTGTTTCTGTATCACCGCAGAGCACCTCGTCCCGCTTTCCATCCAGTTTCCAAACCTCAATGGCTGTAAAATCGTCCTCCATTTCAAAGCTCTGAACATGGCCTGTTTCCTGTATTTCCACATTGACAGACTCCGACTGTACATAGCCCTGGTCATAAGGACAAAGCGTTTCCTCCAGCACATAAAATCCAACGGGAATGTGGTCGATCCAGTGAGGTTCATCCGTAGGGATGGGATTTCCCTGTGAATCCTTTTTCATCACGCCTTTATCATCATACGCATATCCGCTGATCCAGGCGGCCCAGGGCTCCCCCTTTTTGTAAATACCGTTTTCTTCTGTTTCCGGTCTCCCATTTTTATCCAAAAGAGCTCTGTAAAGGGTCATCTCTGCCCCTTTGATCTCCTTTTGTGTGCGGATATCAATTTTTGCAAAGGCAGCTTTTGTAAATTCATCCTGATGGAAATATTTCTGAGGTCCTTTCCTATCCTCAAGGATCAATCCCTGATACGGAGCCTGGACATATCCCTGCTCAACCGGAACGCCTTCCTCCTGTAAAATGTACGCTCCAAAGGGAAGGCGGGCGATCACATGAGCTTCATCCATCCCTTCTTCCTTTCCATCCGGGCCTGTGCTTTCTCCTGTAACCCAGCGTTCTTCTTTCCATACCGGCTCTCCGTTTTTATAATATACCGGAAGTCCGTTTTCATCATCTGCAGAACTTTTTTCTGTATAAATAGATTCCCCGGCTTCGTTTTTATGGACCTGTACAGAATATACCAGCTGTTTTTCCCCGTCCACACCTGCCACATAAGCTATGAGCCGGCCATAGTCGTCATATACAAAAGCCATTCCTGTCTCTCTGTCTGCATAACAGATAAAATTCCCACGTTCATCCAGTACC